AACAGAAGCTGAAGCACAGTCATGGGTTTGGGCTAACGGAGTAGATCAGTCTGAAACAGAGACTGCACTACAAGCCAACATTGATGCGCAGATGAATCCTACTGAAGCATCTGGTGTGCCTTGGTAAATTATGCGTTACTTTGTGTTGTTTGCCTTGATGACGTTATCACTGTCTGGACTTGCTCAGACTAGAGAGCAGATTGAAGGCGAAGTAGAGATAGAAGGACTGCCTTCTGAACTACCGGACAACACACAAGAAGGTGATTTAAATAGTAATACGCAGGTAAACGGAGACAATACTTCTGGCAGCTATAACACCAATAAAACCTATAACGGTGCAGGTTCTAGTGGTATGCCAGTAAACACAGCAATTAGTCCAAGCCTTATGTCTAACGGATCTGAAAGCTGTCTCCAAAGTACTACAGGAGGCTTACAGCTTTTAAGTGTTGGCGTTTCTTCGGGAAGATACACACAAGATATTGAATGTAATCGAAGAAGAGACGCCATAACTTTAAGCAACATGGGAATGAAGGTAGCGGCAGTATCACTAATGTGTCAAAACCCAAACGTATGGAGAGCTATGTTTATGAGTGCTACTCCATGTCCTATCGTTAAAAGTGGTAAATTAATTGTAGGTAGAAGTGCTTTACTTGAAATAAAACAAAACCCTAAGTTACATGTATCTGATTATTCAGATAATAAAGACTTTTATGATAGCTTACTAGGAGTAGGTACGAATGAATCAACTGAGGTTGAAAGCACTGTTAGCGTCTCTGATCGTTTCCGCACCAGCGCACAGTAACGAAATTGATACTTTAGTTAATGCAAGTCAATCTATTCGAGATAGTTTTAAGTATGGTATTCAGGCTGTTGGCGGTATGCAGTCGTATTCTTCTCAAGGAAAAATAGCTCCTACAGGCACAACGGATAGTGGTAAAATAAGTTATGATCAATCTGATGCCTACAATCAAGCATTAGCAGCAGTTCAAAATACTACTTATACATACAATCCGGGCGCGCAAGAGTATTTTGATCAACAAGCTGACAATGCTATGAGCGAAGTAAACATAGCGGTCGATACTTTTGTCGAGGCCAGCCAAGCCGTAATAGAAGTGGTTGTTGTAAACCAAATGGCTGAAGATGCTCAGAATGCTGGAGACGAAAGAGGTGCTATGGCTCTTCAAGAATACATTGAAGCCAATGACGTTGTTTTAGCAGATGCTGAAGTAGATTTCTACAATGAGTCTTTAGAAAACGTAGAATCAGCCGCACAAGTTGCAGCAGCTTATTTTGCTGTAGCCAATGACGAAGAGCTAGTAGCTTCAGCAAATGATATGGCTTATGACATTCGTGTCACATATCAAGAAGCCGCCACATCGTTTTTTGATGTTGCTACACAGGCAGTGTGGGTTTCATTTGATGGTGGTACAACTATACAAGGTTTAGCACTTGGTGGATACTTTGTAACTGTTGAGTCTGTCCTTATTGAAGGGGAAGAAACAGAATTTTTTAGGACATCACCTGAAGGCGGCTGTTGGTTCGCTTTAGACTATGAGGCATGTATCAATGGCCCTGTCTGATTTAGAATTAAATGTAGGCGGACAGTCTTTTAAAGGCGTATATATTGCAGTAGTAGTTTCGTTTGCATCAACTATTGCTGGAGGTATTTGGACAGCTTCAGAGTTCTTTAGCCGTTTAGAGGCTCAAGAAGCCGCTGTAGAAGAGGCGGGGGTTGTTGCTACTACCCTACAGGCTAGATTTAAAGACTTGCGTGAAAGCCAATCTACATCCTTGCAGGGGTATGAAGTAACTATATCCAACATGCAACAAAGTCTTGAAGACAACGACGTAGCAAGTCTACAAGGAAAACTAGCTGAGTTAGGTACTAATCTTGAAGCTATTATGGAAGCGCAGAAAGATTTGTTAGATCTTAGAGATCGTGTTGCTTCAGTAGAAAAAAGTAATTCAGAATCTGTACTAAAGGTAGAAAATAAAGTTGAGGCACTTAAAGATACTTCAGATCGTCTCAAGCGCATACAAAAAGAAATAGATGATCTATGGCTTGGCCTAGATTCTTTAGCAAACCCACTAGGATAAAAAGATGTTAAGAACTGAAGAACTACTTGCTAGGATTGAAGGCCATGAAAAAGAATGTGCTGTTCGTTATGAGATGATTCAACGGCAGTTAGATTCTGGAGTTAAAAGGTTTGACAAGCTGGAAAAGATGGTCTTGTCTATTTATCCTTTTATTATTGCAAGCATTGTATTTGCAGAGTATTTTAGATGATTGAACAACTTATAGGACCAGTAACAGGCTTGCTAGATAAGTTTGTTGAAGATAAAGATCAAAAGGCTAAGCTGGCGCACGAAGTTGCGACAATGGCTCAAAGACATGCACAAGAATTAGCTCGCTCACAGATTGAAGTAAACAAGACAGAAGCGGCACATAGTTCTTTGTTTGTTTCTGGATGGAGACCCGCCGTTGGCTGGTGTTGTGTATTAGGAATGGCAGGCAATTTTCTTGTAATACCTATGGCTAATTTTTCATTAGCTCTAATGGCTATAGAAGTTACTGTACCACTTATTGATTTAGAAACTATGATGCCAGTTCTCATGGGCATGTTAGGCTTAGGCGCTATGCGTTCTTATGAAAAAGTCAAGGGCGTATCAAGGGAGAAGTAAGAAATGTCGAAGAAAAGACAAAATCGTAATACAAAGAATTTTAAAAAAGCTGCTGCTTCTCAACGGGCGCGTGAGCCTATGCGTCGTGGTGGTTCATTTACGCCTCAAACTATATCAGAAGATGAAAGGCGGGGACGCCAGCCAAAAAAACCAGCTGGTCAAACAGATGGAATAAACCCTACTCCTACTAAAGGTTTACCTCCACGAACTACTGCTGGTCCTAAACCACCGCTTATGCAAACTGTAAAAAATCAAGGTCCAAACAATATACCGGGTGCGCCTATTGTTACTTTAAAAGCTAACTCACAAACAACTGCTGCAAGACAAGCAGAAGCTCCTAATAGTGCAGCGTTACCTCCTGATAATAGCGAACTGACACAAGGCTCACCAGATACTTCTACTTCGAGTTATCAAGAAGGCCGACGACGACAAGAAGAGGCTGCTGCTGCTGCCGCTGCTGCCGCTGCTGCTGCTGCCGCTGCTGCCGGGTATGGAAACGAGCGTGGTTCTGGGCAAAACACTGGTTCTAATTCTCCTTTAGGACAAGGCGCCCCTACAGATGCTCCTATTGATCTTCCAATAAATCGTCCAGACCTTCCTGACCTTCAACAAATAGAAGTGGCTCAATTAGAGGCTGGCCCAGATTCAGCTGTATATCAAATGGCTGACACAGGCTCTGCAGAAGCTACAAAAGGTCAGGCATCTACTGCGACTGCTGCTAGAGACATTACGACAAGGGTAGCAGAAACTCCCAAAGATGTTGCAGCTGCTCAAATGCAAGCAGCAATTGCAGAAGGCGTTGCACCCGGAGAAGCAGCAAGAGGCCAAGTAAGTGATGAGGCAATTGCAAAAGTAGAAGAAGGAACTATTACCCAACCTGCTGTTGCGGCTGAAAGAGATAGAGCTTCAGAAGATGCAGCTAGGGCAGTAGCAGCACAAAGGCCACGAGCAAAAGACTATGCTGAAGCAGCTACAGAAGGTGTTGCGGCTGAAATAGAAGACATTGAAGGTCCAGCAGTCATTACGCGCGAAGGTGCTACAATTTCTAAAGCTGAAGTAGATCGACTAGGAGAAATAGCTCAAGGTCGAGGCATAGACCTTAAAGATCTTCCAGAATATAAAGATGTAATTCAGAAGCGTGTTGCTCAACAAGGCGAGGCGGTTACAGCTCAGTATCGTAGTCGTCTTGGCGAAGCACCAGAAGCTACTGCAGCACGGGCAGAGTTTGTTGGTGTAGAAGACACACCACAAGCTCGGCAGCAACGTATCGAACAGTTTGATTCTTTTGATCCAGCAAAGCGTGAAGCGTATACAAGCATGGGAGTTGATGCTTTTGAAGCTGCTCAAATGGAAGAGGTTCGTAAAGCTTCTGCAGCAAGTCGTGAAGCTATTACAGCAGACTCTTCACCTGAAATGATTGCAGAGCAAACAAATCTTGACAATCTTCCAACATATCAAATGGCCGCAAAGCGTACAGCACAAGTTGCTGAAGCTGCTCAGGGCATTGCTACACAGCTAGGCGGTCAACCCGCAGTAGACCTTGAAGGTCGTCAAGCTATTCTAGGGGAAGCTCCAAAGGGCGATGCTGCTCAAATTGGTGGTATCCCAACAGCACAGGCCGCACAAATGCAAGCCGTCACAGGCCAAGAAAGGCGTATGGCCGCAGCTGACATGGCAACTGTTGTGGTTGAGATGCCTCCAGAAGTTACTGCTGCAATCTCAGAAAATCCTGCAACCGTTGAAGCCCAGCTAGATACAGGAGCAGATCCTCAAGTTACAGCGGCTGTTGCAGCACTTCCAGAAGAAGCACTAGTTTCTACACAGATGGAAGGTCTTTTAGCCGGTATGGAAGAAGGTAAAACTCCTTTGTGGGCTAAACCTGCAGTAGATGCAATTAATGCTCAAATGGCTTCAAGAGGCCTCAGCACATCTACTGTTGGTCGAGATGCTTTGTTTAATGCTATTATTCAAAGTGCATTGCCAATGGCTCAAAGCAACGCTCAAGCACTTCAACAACGTGCAGCACAAAACTTAAGCAACGAACAACAAGCAAACCTCGAACAGTCTAGGCAAATTGCTAGTGTTCGTATGCAAAATCTAGCTAACCGACAAACTGCTGCATCTCAAACAGCACAAATGGCACAGCAGATTAAAGTACAGCAGGGTGAGTTTCGTCAACAAGCAGGAATGCTTACAGCTCAACAAGAACAACAGTCTCGCATGGCTGATGTACAGTTTCAACAACAACAAGCGCAACAAGAATCTGCACAGCGTCAACAGGCTGCTGTACAAAATCTGTCTGCTTCACAGCAAATGGAACTTGCAAATCTCCAAGCCATCAATGCTTCTGCTGCTCAGAACTTAAGTGCAGACCAGCAAACAAGACTAGCAACATATCAAGCTCAAGTTAATCGTACTATGCGTCAGGCTGAACTTCAGCAAGATATGGATAAAGCAAATCTTAGTACAGCCCTTCAGGTTGAACTAAAGAATTTGTCAGAACAGAACTTAGCTGCTCGTGATACAATGTCAGCAGAAAATCAAGAAAGACTAACCAATCTTAATGTCCTTGTAGATTTTAAAAAGACGAACGCACAGCTTGCACAACAAATGGATCTTGCAAATCTATCGGCTGATCAACAAACACGCCTTGCAAATCTTTCTGAAAGAGCTGCAGCAGACTCTGCAAACTTTACAGAAGCCAATCGTTTTGAGCTAACTCGTTTACAAACTTACACTCAATTCATGGCACAAAACACACAGCTTAGACAACAGGCTGAATTAGCTAATCTAAGCTCAGAAGAAAAAATTACTCTTGCAAACTTGAGTGCAGAAAATCAAGCGTCTTCTGATAATTTAAACGCATCTCAGCAAGTTGAGTTAGCTAACTTGAATGCCCGACTTCAAGAAGCTAGTCAAAATGCGCAAATGCGTCAACAGATTATTACACAAGACTTTAGTCAAAGTCAACAAACAGAACTTGCAAATCTTGAATCTTTAAATCGTGCTGGTTCTGAAAATCTTAGTGCTGAACAGCAGACTAAATTAACACAGTACAATGCACAAGTCAACCGTAAGATTCGACAAGCAGAACTTAACCAGCAGACTGAAGGTGCAAATCTTGATGCTAGGGTTAAAGTTGAACTGTCTGAGCTTACAGAGCGTAACGCTACTTCCCGTGCAAACATGAGTGCTGAACAACAAACACGTCTCGCAAATCTTAGTACGCTTGTAGACTTCCGAAAGACAGATGCTGCTTTTGCGCAACAAATGGACATGGCTAATTTAGCTAACGAGCAACAGATGGAGCTTGCTAATCTTCAAGAAAGGTCTTCGGCGGATGCTGCAAACTTTACTGAAGAAAACAGATTCCGTATGCAAGAACTAAATAACTATGTTCAGGTTATGTCACAGAATGAACAGTTGTTACAGCAAGCAGATCTTGCGCGTCTTAGCATGGAAGAGCGTGTTTCTCTTGCTAATCTTGATTCTCAGAATCGTGCAGACTCAGAGTCTATGTCAGCAGAGAATGTTGCAGAGCTTCAGCAGTATGAAAAGCGTATGCAGGCGGCTCAAACCAATGCACAGCTAGCACAACAAATGGGCATTGCAAATCTAAGTAATCAACAGCAAGCCTCAATGTTCAATGCTCAAATCAATGCTAACATGGATATGCAACAATTTGACGCTAACCAGCAGGCGGCTATGGCTAACAGTCAGTTTATGCAATCAATGACCATGAAGGACTTTGATGCTCGTCAACAGTCTGTTATGCAAAATGCTTCGGCATTAGCCTCTATGGACATGGCAAACCTTGATGCTCGTACACGCATTGCAGCACAGAACGCTCAAGCATTTTTACAAATGGACATGTCTAATTTAAGTAATGAGCAACAAATGGCTGTTATGAATCAACAACAAGCCCAACAAACAATGTTGTCTAATCAAGCAGCTGAAAATGCTTCACGTCAGTTTAATGCTTCTAGTGAACAACAGGCCGATCAGTTTATGGCAAGTTTAGCTGCTCAAACACAACAGTTTAATGCGGCACAAGTAAATGCAAATCGACAGTTTAATGCGTCAGAGCAGAATCGTATTGCGGCTCAAAATGCCCAAAACTCTACACAAGTATCTCTGGCTAATGCACAAATGGCAACAGATATCAGCAAACTTAATGCACAAATGGACCAACAGCGTGAACAGTTTAATACTGCAAATCGTCAGGCTATTGAGCAAGCGGACATTTCATGGCGACGACAGTCTAACACAATTAATACTGCAGCGCAAAACGCAGCTAACCAACAAAATGTCATGAACGCTTTTAATCTAGACATGTCAGAGCTTCAGTATCTTTGGCAAGAAGTTCGAGACAATGCGGCATATACTCGACAGGCTTATGAAAACCAACAAACTAGAGAAACTCAGTTGTTGGCTACAGCTATTGGTAATGAAGCGGCTGCTAGTGGTGAAAAGAACTCAACAACAACTAGTTCAATTTTAAGCCTTATAAATAGATATATAGGGTAAAGGAGATATAAATGGGATTTTTATCTAAAATTGGTAAAGGTATTAAAGGTGCCTTTAAAAAAGTTGGCAAAGCTATTAAAAGTGGGTTAAAATCCGTAGGTAAGTTTATGGATAAGATCGGCATTGTAGGACAAATTGGGTTGTCCCTTTTACTGCCGGGCATTGGAGGAATGTTGGCTAACTCATTTCAAGGATTAGTAGGAGCAATGACAACTTATTCAGGAGTAGGTTCTACTATTGTCAAAGCGGCTGGTGGGTTTTTAAAAAGTGTAGGCACAGTAGCTGGGAGCATGGGCAAAGCATTTAGTTCTGTTACGGGAGCCATTAAAAATGTTGTGGGTGAAACACTTAAGTTTGGCGCTAATAAGCTTGGATTAGGAAAAGTTGCCTCTAGCTTAGGAACTACTTTTGGATCTCAAGGACTTACAGATCTTGGCACTAGTATTTCTAAAGCGTCTTTCGACAACATAACAGGTGCAGTTAAACTAGGCTTTGAAGAAATAGGTGCAAGCTTTACAGACATAGGCACAAGCTTTAGTGATGTTTTTAATCCTGATGTTGATCCTATGAAAGGACTAACGGACATACAAGATACAGGAGCAGTTCCAACAACTGCAGCGCCATCTGCTGATGTTTTGCGTGAACAAGCCTCTGCTCAAATACAACAGCTTAAAGATAGTGGAATGTCTTTAGATGCTATTAGACAAGAAATACCTTCTGAGTATCTTGATTTAGTAGACCCTATTCCTCAAGATAGTTTATTAAATCCTGTGCAACAAGGCGTTACGGTCGGTGGAGATACACTGCCAGATACTTTAGACACAATGGCATCTGATTTTGAATTACAGCGACAGAAAGCATTGACTACAAAACTACCATCAGTAGGGGACAAAAACTTTGTACTTGATAAAATGAAAGAAGTTCAATCAGGTTTAGCGGATAAACTTCGTCAACAAGCAGTTGATGTTAGGGAAGGCTTTACAGCATTTAAAGAAGATCCTTTAGGTGTCTCTGCAGGTTTTGCAGTAGACAAAACTATGGAGGGCGCTGAAGCTGGCTTTAAACGACGTGGAATGGAGTTTGTTGCAGGAGACATGACACCAGATGTAACTCAAAGAGTATATTCTATGGCTGCAGCAGCTCCTGTAGACTATGTAGAAGTAGCTCCAGCACAGCAAATGAGTCAAGAGTATTTTGCTCAAAACCAAAATTTATTTAATACGCATCCTTATGGCGCAACGTCGTTTATGGTAGATAATAATTATTATCAAGATTTAAATACAACTATGCAGCGAATGGGGTAAGTAAACATGGATATGAATTATGCTACTGTGGCTTTAACAGGCGGAAGGCCTATTCCGGGTCAAAGCCTTACAACTGATCCTGCAAACCCAGCACCTTATGAAAAGCCACCTAAGTTTACTTCTGTGCATGAGGCTTCTCGAAGTATTTTTGAATATTTTATAGAACCAGAAACATACTCAAATACAATGGAGTTGTTAGCAGACGACGTTCCTTTGATGGATATTGTACAAACATTTGTATTTACAGGCTTTAGGGAGGGACAGTGGAATCCCGATCTTATGCTAATGCTTGTAGAACCTATCGCATATATTATACTTGCTTTAGCAGAGCGAGCAGGAATTGATCCTGTTATTTATGCAGGTGAAGATGAGGACGAGGCAGCAGACTTAGCAATGTTAGGTACAACCTTCCAAAAAGAAAGACTTAAAAATATGGAAGAGTTTTCTAAAGAGCAGATAGCTTTGCCTGAAGGCGTGTTGCCTAGAGAAATTACAGAGCAAATTAAAACTATTCAACCCCCAGAAAGTTTATTAGCTAAACAGCCAGAAGAAACCACAGAAGCAGGCGGAGAAAGTCTGTTGTCAGAGCCTGTTGTAGAGGAGCAAGTATAATGGCTATTCAAGAATTTGGACAATCCTTACTTTCTGATATCCGTGAAAGGAATGAAAGAGAGAGGCGTCGGGCGCGTAAACGAGAGGAAAAGGATCTTTTGCTAGGCATTGGGATGAAGGTTGCGGATTCAGCACTGACTAGCTATGCTAACAGAAAAACAAACAAGTTTCTTCAAAGTGAAGCTTTTTTAGCTAATAATTTACAATATAAAACGCAGTTAAGAAGAGCTACACTGGATGTCACAGATACTAATGGTAACGCAGAAGACGCTAATTTTTTATTGAATAAATATTTGCCAGAAACTTTAGCGAGATTTCAAGCAATTGCTCCTGCTAATGCAAGCGCTACAGATATTAAAAGTCAAGCTATGTATGAAGCTCAAAGAAGGGCTGAAGAAAGACTAGCAGAATTAAATGACGAAAGAGTTAAAGCTGCCAGATCTCTTGTGTCTTCTTCAGGCGGAAGCGAAACAGCTTATAGAGATGCTGTAATAGCTTCAAGATCTAGTGGAGGTATAAAGGGTTTAGTTACAGGATTTGGTAATTTAATAACAGGCGGAACAGCCCATGATGCCGCATTAACAACTGACATGTATAGAAAATCTGAAACTTACAAGTCTTTATATAAACAAAATCCTACGCTAGCTCTTGATACTGTCGAAAGAATAGAAAATCTTAAAAAATCAGGAATATCTTTTAAAGAAGCTAATTTTGTATTTGAAAAACCTGAATCTTTAGAAGTATATGATCCTATTACTGGCGGCACTACAAAAACATCAATACAGTCTGCAACGCAAAACGGTATTTATGTAGGATATCAAGATTTAAGCACTCAAGAGTTTGTACATACATATTCGCCTGAGCAAAAAAAGCGAGTAAAAAATGTAGCAAGAATTGTTACTCCTGAAAGAGCAGAGCAAATAAGAGCAACTACATTTAGTGTTATTAATGACGAGCAAAGAGACCAACTAGTAGAAGTATTTACAGCTGCTTATGGAACTACACAAGACGATTCAGCATCAGCAAAAGCTATTAAACAGCATTTTTACGGTAATCTAGGATTAAACGCTGGTCTTTTAGAACAAGATTTTAATATGCAAAGACCAATTGCTTATGCGGTTGCTGCTGAAATGGAAATATTAAGGCAGCAAATGCTTGGTGGTGGTAAGATAGGAATGATGGGTGGCATAGAAAGAAACAGAGTAATTGGTCTTGAGTTAGAAACAAATGCTGAATCTGTTAGTCCTATATTAGCTTTAGCGGCTCTTGACTCTTTAGAAGAAAAAAATACTTTACGAAGAAGTGAAGATACTTATGATAATGTTAGAAGAACTTTAGAAGATAACTTTAAAGGTGGAAACGAAAGCGTATCAAAATTTATAGAAACTTTTGCAGGTTTAGATGTAAGCACTCAATCAGATTTATTTGATTGGATGAGACCCTACCGCTCCTTAAATCAAGAAAGAGCAAACGGTCTTTCTATAATAGAAACATTACAAAGAAACCACGCTCATTTAACTAATACAAAATATGTAAATCGTCGAAATCGTTAGACACTAAAGGAAATTTTAATGGCTACTAAAACGTATAATCTTTTTGGGGAAGAGGCTGGAATAAATCCTTCTCTTATACCCAAAGCAAAAGACTCTATGGACATTAGTCCTTTTAGAGTTGAAGTGCCTAACTATGTTAACCCTTTTGATTATGATCGTGTTGATCCTAAAGAAAAAGAATCAATAACTGAATTTGATACTGACCCTGAACTCCTTGAAAAATTTAACGGTGTAATGGAATACTTAGGAAACAATAGTGCTTTTACTAATAGTCTTTTAGATCCTATTAGCACACCTTCTGAAACTATGCGTGACGATAATATTAACATTGCAAAGCTTTTTGATAAGGCCATAGCCTTTAAAGATGCGCCAGAAAATATAAAAGAAGATTACGCTTACATTAAAGACCGTTGGGATGCTGCAGAAAAAAAAGGTTTTGGAGAATGGATGGACATGTTCCAAGACTACACAGTAGACTTTGCTACTGACCCTGTAGTTCTTGGAAGTTTGATTGGAGGTTTTTTTACAGGGGGAGGCACTACAGCCGCTGGAATTGCTTCTCAGGCTTCTGCTAGAGCAGCCCTTGCTAATACCCTCCGTCGGGCAGCAAACGGTGCTGTGGCGGTAACAGGAGGCTCTGGCTACACCGGAACAGCCGTTCGAGGAGCAGCTGGGCTTGGTATATATGATATTGCAGGACAAAGTTTAGATCTTGCAATTAAACGTCAAGAAGAATATAGCCCTGCACAAACTGCTTTAATGTCTGTTGTTGGAGGTGGAGCCGCTGTAGGAATACGCGCAATAGCTCCTTCTGTAAAAACATTTCTTTTTGGAAAATCTAAAGTAAATCGACAAACAAGCGAAGGAGCTTTTGAAGAAGCTGTAGATACTCGCACAAGAGCCGATAGAGCTAGGGAAGCTTTTGAAGCTGCAGCAGAACAAGCCGAAAAAGGCGAAATGGGATACTATACTCCTACCGGCCAAAACAAAGATTCTTTTCCGGCACTAATAGGACTGCCCGGACGAGCAGCACAAATGGCTGATGATGTTGAAACAAGAGTTCTTGAAGGACGTATTATTGATTTAGAGGCAGAAGACTATTCAATTTTAGATGATCTTGTAGAAGACCTTGGTGGTGGTAAAGCTACTAAAGAATATGTTATGGATGCCGTAAATGTTGCTCAAAATCAAACAGATCCTGAAAAAGTAAAGAGTGTTTTATTTAATAAACTTCATAGACAATTTTCACGCGCAACATCTACTATGTTTTTTGGAAAGGCCGCAGGTATTTTATCGCCTTATCGTGGATATTCTGCAACTGCAAAACAACTTCAAGGAAAGTTTGCGCGAGAGTTTAATAAAGTATGGTCTGGAAAACAATACAAAATTGAAGGCGATTTTTTTGAAACGCAGCAAAGATATTTTGGAGATTTCTATACTCAATATATTGATATTGTCAGGCCTCTTTCATATAACAAAGTCAAAGGAAAACTAAAAGATAATGTTAATGCTTCTTTAAGTATGGCTATGCGTGGTGTAGATTCTGATGTTGCAGGGTTAGAGCCTGTATATGAAGCCGCAAGAAAAATGAAAGAATTATATTCGGACATTGGTGATCGACTTGTTGCGGCTGGAGTTATTGATGAAAAAGTAGATAACTATATTCCTCGTATGTGGAATAGAACAGCCATTGAAAAAAATGAAGATCGTTTTGCACAGCTTCTTGTAGATCAAGGAGAAGCGGCTAATTTAGGAGAAGGCCGTCGAATTACTCAAGAACTATTAGAAAAACGCAATCAGCTCGACTCTGGAACTGACGGGCATTTTTTCTCAGCAAGTCGTAAATTTAATAACATTCAAGATGATTTTATTTTTGAAGAATTTTTAAATACTGATGTTGTTGGCACACTCCATAATTATGCTTTTCATGCTGCAAAAGCTTTATCTAAAAAGGAAGTGTTTGGAGTTAATAATGAAAGAGAGTTTATTTCTAGGTGGATTAACCCTATTACAGATGATCATTTTAAAGCTACTGGACAATCATTATCTAAAGGCGACAGACAAGCTATTGTTCAGCTTTACAGAACGGCTACAGGCGAAAACATGGAAGGCCTTGATGGTTATTTAAGAACGGGCGTAGAAACTTATGGGCTTATAAACCGTCTCGCTTATCTTTCTCAAGCAACTGCTGCAAGTTTATCAGAAGTATTAGTTAATATTGCTGACGCTGGTTTTGTAAATAGCGTAAAAGGTTTTAAAGATGCATCTGAAATAGCATTTTCAAGAATTACTAAAAATACTGAAAAAAAACTAAAGAATGAATTTGGTCTTACTGCTGAGGAAGTTAAACGTGAAATGTATGAGTTTGGTTTGTCAATAGATCAAGGAATTTCTCAAATAGGCAATCGGCTTGGAGGAGATGATTATTATTCTGAACCTTTACAAAAAATTAGTAACGGGTTTTTTAAAATAACTCTTCTAGATGATTGGACTAAATTTGCACAGACGGTTAGTTATTCTACAGGGAAAAGGCACATCATTAAAAACCTAGAAGAAGTAGCTGAGTATATAGACTCAGGTGCTAAAATATCTTCTCGTATTCAAAATAAAATGGATGAGTTAAGTGAACTAGGAATTGATATTGACCAAGGAGTAGACTGGTTTAAAGGTGGTGCAAAACTTGATGATGCTTTTTATAAAGAAATAAAACAAGGTTCTGCACGTTATGCTAATGATGTTGTTCTTCAACCAAATGCAATGTCAAGTCTGCGTCCAATGATGTATTCAAATCCAAAAACTCAAATAATGTTTCAGCTACTGTCTTATCCTGCGGCATTTACAAATGTTATTCTTAAAAGAGCAGCAAAAAAAATAAGTCGAAATCCTACTGAAAACACTGCTAAAGTATTGTCGGCAGGACTTCTTATGACCGAAATGCAGCGGTGGGTACAGTACGCAAGAACAGGCGGAATGAGCGAGCAAGATTTGTCTCCTTCTGAAGCTAGAATAGAAGGCCTTAAACGCGTAGGCGGACAAGGACTTATGCTCGCACAACTAGAAAGGGCTAAGGAAACTTCGGAATATACCGGAACAATAACTCCGTTTGTAACCGCACCTTTTGGACCACTGGGTGCTGATGTAACAGGTGCTGTTTTTCAAGGACGACCTTATCAAACGCTTGGATCTAAAATGCCTTTTTATTCTATGTTTGGTTCTGCTGCAAATATTACAGGCAATGAAGACGAATACGAAGAATATAAGGAATACTTTAAGCAAAAAGATCGAGAACTACGACGCAGCCTACAAACTAAAAAGCCTATCAAAACTAGAGATGTGTTTGCAAAAGGAGGTATAGTAGAAGTTCCTAATGCTCCAGAAGAGCCTGATGAGCGTATAGATAAAATGACAGGTCAACCGTACAACGAACAAGCCGGTTTAGCTTTTATTGACGAAGAAGATCCTAAACCCGTATCACTATTGTCTAAGGTGTAAATATGATAGGTCCGTTTGTAAAATCTATTGCAAGAGCAACAAACAATTCTTTGAGGGACGATTACGTAGAAGCAACTGCTCAAAAACTTGATAGGGTTGTTCGTGATTTTGAAGGCTCAGAAAATCCTTCAGATGAAATGTTATATGATTTTGAAAACTATGTAGATGTACTTACTCAATACACTGTTAAAAAAGACAATGCAGATTTAGAAGACGTGTTAGAGTTTGAAAGACTTAAAAGACTTGTAGATCCTAATCAAAACTATCGTAATCAAATTTCATCTTCTTTATCAGACGTTAGGTCTTTAGTTAAAATTACAGATAAGTTTACAAAAGAAAGCAAGGCTCTTCCTGAAGAGGTAGTTCCTCTAGCTAAAGTAGCTGGAGACGCCTTGTTAGATGGAAGAAGTAAAGCACTTTCTCCGTTTGTAACGAAAGAAGCTAAACAGAAAATTGGCGCTAATGTCTTAAATGAACTATTAGAAGTAGATACATACAAACCTATTATTGAATCTATTGCTAGACGAATGCCAGAAAATCAAACAATTGATGAGCTACAAGCAAGTGCAAAAGAACGGGCGCAAAACAAAGTAGACTTTACTAGAAATAGTGTCGAAAAGAAACCACAGTTTAGGGCTACTACAAGTCATCATGACCTACCATACGACATTTCGTTTGCTTATCCACGGGAGTTGGGGACGCATGTAGGGACGCTAGGACAAGCAACTTCTATTGCTGTTCAGGGAATAAACCCCTACAGCGACATAGGGCGATATTTAGACTCTCGTTTAGTGCCAACACAAAAGTCCGATGTAGATCAGTTCTTTGGCTCTCAAAAAATGGTGGAAATTAAAGACGTAGTAGATAAGCCCATGAAAGCTTCAAGGCCTGCTGCTATGAGTAAGGGTTATATCAATGTAAAAAATCCTTTAAAGATTGATTATGACGTTAAAGAATGGAGTGCTGAATATTTTTTAGTAGATCAAGGCCAGAAAATTTATGATTCAATTGTAAAACAAGCAGGTAATCTTGCTAGTCCTCAACTTAAAAAAGATTTTACAGATCTTATAAAAACTGCTCAAGAAATTACAGATACTGAGTGGAAAAAGGGTTTAGGTTTAGACTCAGCAATGCGTATAAGTTTACAAAAAGTAGAGTTAAATTTTAAATTTCAAAAACTTCTTCAGCGTAACGGCTTTGATTCTGTCCGATATAAAAACGAAGTAGAAGCATCTCTTAAAGGAGAGCCTAAGTATTCTTATATTCTTTTTAAACCTGAGCAGTTTAAGTCCACGACTGCTAAGTCTTATGATAAAGGAGATCCACGCTTTACATTTAATGAGGGTGGTCCTGTAGGGCGTAGCGAAAGCGCAATACCACTAAACATTAAAGCCTTTATTGGCGATCTGTTAGGCTATGACACTCCTATTACTGAAGAGCATTTAGACGAAGAAGAATATCAAAGCTTAATAGAGATTGCTCGTCGTGTTAAAGAAGCAGGAAAAAGCGCTATCGAATATGCAGACTATCAAACACAATCAGAAGGGCGGTCTCAGTATGCAGATATTGGAGGTGGTGGTGGAAACCTTGATTTCTTAAAGAAAGTATTTGATCCAAAGTATAGTTTAAAAACAACTCTTGGGCAAGCCAGTATCGAAGAAGACAGTCAAGGAAATACAATCATTAAAGATCGTTATAATTTTAATAATGCTTCTGGTGATATGAATGCTATTGATTTTTTAAAGGGTGTTAAAAGTGCAGGGACTAACATATACGCACAAGCAAGAAATGTGGCTACTGCGTTAGGAAGTGCGCCCGGAGAAGGTAGTGAAGTTGTAATTAATTTAGGGCGCTTAGACTCTTAAGGAAAAAAATGCAAAGACTTATAGAAACTTTAAAGCGTCACGAAGGCGTTAAGTACTACGTTTATAAAGACCATTTAGGCTATGAAACTATAGGCGTAGGGCGCTGTATAAAGCGTGGTGTGGGCTTAGGACTAACACATGATGAAGTAGACTACCTGCTGATGAATGACGTACAGCGGTGCTTAGAAGAGCTTGACGGGGCTTTTGCATGGTTCAAAGACCTTACCGAAATTAGACGAGAGGCAATGGTAAATCTTTGTTTTAATTTAGGACTTACACGACTTCGAAAATTTGAAAATGCTTTAGCAGCAATGTCAATCCACAATTACGATGAAGCAGCAGATGAGTTTTTAGATAGTCGTTGGGCTACACAGGTTGGTCAACGTGCAATAGAAGTAACAGAAATGATTCGTACTGGAGATATGTATGAGTAAGGAAAAAGATTCTAGGCTAAAAAGGGCAGGAGTAAGTGGATATAACAAACCGAAACGTACGCCCAGTCATAAAACAAAATCACATATCGTGGTGGCAAAAGAAGGCGACAAAGTTAAAACAATTCGCTTTGGTCAAAAAGGTGCGAAGACTGCAGGCAAACCAAAGGCCGGAGAGTCAGCAGCAATGAAAGCAAAAAGAAAATCGTTTAAGGCTAGACATGCTAAGAACATTAAGAGAGGAAAGATGTCGGCAGCTTATTGGGCTGATAAGGTCAAATGGTGAAGTTTATGAAAAATATATTTACAGAACACCCCAGTGCAGCTGATGAAACATACTTACAGCATTTAAAAAGGGCATGTGTGTTTTCAGGTTGGATGCTTTTAGGAAGTCTTGCATGTTTAGTACACGCAGTGTTTCCTTTTCTTTTTACAGAGACCGCAAGTAAAATAGTTTCTAAATTATATATTAGTTATTAAGGAATAAAGAATGGGCATAAAACAAGCACTTAAATCGCGCACAGTTCAATACGGTGTAGCACTTGCTGTTCTTTCAGTTCTCCAAGGCTTTGTAGGTTTTCTACCTACTAATCCAGCAGTACAAGCAATGGTAGGCTGTGTGATTGCAAGTGGAATTGTTGTACTACGCTTTATGACTACTCAACCAGTGAGTCAAAAATGACAGCAAAGAAAAAAACAAAATCAAAAGTAAACGAAGCGGGTAACTACACAAAGCCTACCATGCGTAAACGCCTCTTCAATAAGATAAAGGCAGGTTCAAAGGGCGGCAAAGCTGGTCAGTGGTCAGCCCGAAAAGCTCAAATGCTTGCTAAAGAGTATAAAGCTGCCGGAGGCGGCTACAAATAGAGCGTTGTTTGAGCCAAAGAAATAAAAATAAAAGTATAAGCGCTGGTTGAAGCACTACAAAAATTACAAGGTTAGCCAGCGCATAACCCATCCCCGTTACGTCTCCTATTACTTGGAGAATGTATACACAATAGTTAAAGAGTTCATTTATCATGGCTTTAAAAAAATCCCAAAAATCGTTGAAGGCTTGGACGAAGCAGAAGTGGCGCACTAAGTCCGGTAAAAAATCTAGTGAAACAGGAGAAAGGTATCTCCCCTCTAAAGCTATCAAGTCTTTGTCAGCTAAAGAATATGCTGCAACAACTAAAAAGAAAAGAGAGGATACTAAAAAGGGCAAGCAACACAGCAAACAGCCAAAGAAGGTTGCCCAAAAAACTAGGAAGTATAGATCTAAACGATCCTAGTGTTTAGTGCATTAAGTTCTTTTTCAAGATCTTCATGCAAGCCAACAAGCGTTCTATATGCTTCTTCAATAACAGTCTTTACAATCTGCTTTTCTTCTGTTGTTTTAAAGATCCTATCAATATCTTTAACTGGAAGCTGGCTTAGTTCTGACATCATAACTCCTTTAGAATTAAAAAAAACTTTAAACCCAATAAGATTTCCATCAGACATCACGAGTCTCCATTTCAATCCTAACGATGTCTAACCCCTCAAGATAATCTTTAGATTCCATTAACAGCTTTAGCTGCGCCTCCATAGCCTCATAAAAAGCATCGTGGTCGTGAAAGGCCATAGGGTTACTAATAATAACTTCAACTGCCAGTGCGTGTTTTTTTACATCTGCTTCGTAATAATTTCTCATTGTTTTTAGTATCTGTTGTGGATTCAACATCTTTGTTATCCTTAAAAATTTTATCCCAGTTTGAATTAAACTTGTCTTTATTAACTTGGCGGGGGGACGAACCCTTCCCGCCGTGCCAAGAACTCATACTATATCTCGCAATTGTTACCGGTGCAAGCTAAAGTCTGTGAGCCTTCAGTCATGTCACTATCTTCAACAATATCCCAAGACATTTCAGTGGGGAAGTCAGCAGACATTTCTGCATATTCTTCTTCACTAACAGGCTCGTAAGGTGCTTGTTGATAAGTATGCTCTGAGTAGGGCAAGAATGATACCCCACTAATCTTATCAAACTTATTATACAGCCATTGTCCAATCTCTAAAAACTCATCATCACGATAGTAACACGTCATGGACGGCTTATGCTCACACCAAAAGTCCTGATAAATTTCCCATAACTCAAGTTGTTCCATTGCACCCATCTCAGAGGCCACCACAGCCCCGTCAGGAGATTTTATAGGGAAGGAGAATACCTTGGTACTGGGTGACATGACATCGTCTTCTACGGGGATTCCAGCCTCTTCAAGGACGGTGCAGAGGGGGTCTCTTGCGTCTGCTCTAACTCGTCTAATATACTGATCTGAGTATCTAGGGTGGATGCCACTAGCAGAATCAACCAGCTGACTAACAGTACCGGAAGGCTTAACAGCAGTAATGGCAGTGCTAACATTGATACCAAGGCGAGCAGCCCAAACTGCATTAGTCTCAACAGCTTCTTCTTTAAGTTCAGTGAGCCAAGTTTTAAGAACACCTTTATCCCTCCTTCCTGACAATGTTTTGTGGTCCATGATGCCTGTTAGACTAACGCCAAGCAGTGCTTCTTCTTCAGTGTTTCGTTGCCACACCTTACGCAGATAACGGAAGTCGGTTAGGGTAGCCTGTAAAGTTCCAAAGATAGTCGCAACACGTACTTTTCGTTTAAGGTCTGACAAAGTATCGGACGACCTGACAACAACCTCTGACAAATTACAGAATTGATAGGGTCGGAGGATGATTTCTGAGCATGGATTAGTTCCAAAGTCATAGGTAGCATCTCGTCGCTCATTTTTTGCAGCTTGTTTTTGACTTGCAACCCTAGAGAACATTCCTCGCTCTCCTGATCTTGACTCGTATAAACTTTTCCACTCATTTAAAAATGCCTCAAAGTCTGGCTTCTCTGTATAACAAGCACTGTTGTTGGCTAGCCCTCGTTGAGGATTGTCGTTCCACCATTGTCCTGACTTTGCTCGTCGGAGCCTATCGTCAGTGAGGTTACTAAGACTGATGAGAGCGGACCTTCGAACCCCTCCGACGACGACGATCTGTGCAATCTTACAGCAGATATCGTGACACTCGATGGAGGAAAGCTTACGTCCAGCAGCCTCCCTAAAGATCTCTGTGGTAAATTTAAAGAGGTCAACAAGAGGGTCCGCACCAGATGCTCTACCTCCAAAGGTTTTAAGGGCTGACCCTGCAGGTCGTATTCCACTGATGTCCCACTTTGGAAGCTGACCCGAATAGAGCAAGCTAACAAGTTCTCTGTAGGCTTTAGCCCATCCAATTTTGCTGTCAGCGACGTGTATAATGGTATCTGTTTCATGAAATTCTTCTGCTACCTCCGGTAATTTACTTACATATTGTCGTTCAACTGAATAACCTACTCCTGTTCCGCACATAAGCACGTACATCATTTCGTCGAATGCTTTGGGGTGGTCAATGGGCATGTAGCTACAATTAAATCCTGCTACGTTGTCACGGTCAAGAGCCTCACCAGCAGTCATTAACGCTCTCATGCTAGGCATAACGTCCATATCGTGAATGTCTTTAAAGATTCCATTAGCTTCTTCAAGAGTTAACTTACCTTTCTCAATCCAGAAGTTTAGGTATCTGTCAATTGTTTCTTCCCAAGACTCTCGCCTTTGTTCTTCTGGCAGATAACGAGCGTACCTGCTTTTGTGAATGTACTGTTGATATAAATCCATTACTGTTCCTTTAGATGTTGTCGTTGTGGTTTACGTTTCGCTGGTGGTTCGCCCTTTTGTTTAAACTTTTTCTTTCGATTAAACTTATCAGAGCGTTCTTGCTTTCGGTCTATCATAGTCCTTCTTCTTTATGCTTTATATTAATCCACTCGTCCGGTAAAGATTGTTCACTATACCATCGGAATCCTTTTGAGGTTGCCCACTCGCCGTGAGATCTTTTTGTTCCGTCTTTACGTCGCTTTGCCTGTGGCATAGGGGCGCTAGGATCAGAAAACAAGAAGACTAGCTCGTGGTTTTTAGGTAAGCACTTACTTATCCAAATGTATTTAGAGTATTCGGGGGCGTCCCAAAACCTCCCCTTAGCTTCAAGCAAAATAGTCTTGCCCTTAATTACTCTAACAAAGTCTGCATGATACGTGTGATTAACGGTGTAGTCAACTTTAGTTGTATGGATATCCCAGTTTGATAAAGGTCCAGAATGCAGCTTATACTCCCACTGAGAATCATAGCCGGGTTCTAAATCTTTTTCAACAGGCCTTGCAACCCTTCGCTTGCGATAACCTTTTCTTATTTTTGGTTGCTTATTCAATGTAGGACTGCTCCTCTTTTTTCTATTTCTAACTCTAAGGCAGTCTGAAGATTGTAAATTGCTTCATCTTCAATACTTTCAACAGAATAGCCATTACTGAGGTGAGAAGCAAAGCCAAGAATAATTATTTCAAGCGGGATTAAAAGTCCCTGTTGATCATCTTCCATGTTTGCATCTCAGCTTTAATATCTTCTAGAGTATATGAATGGATTGGCCTTTGCGGGTTTTTAGCTACAAGACCCTTTAGTTTTTTACGCACCCATCGTGGTGAAAAGGTGCTAAGAAAAAACTTGTTGTTGGAAAACACATGCGTCTGATCAGGGAGAAGTTCTTTATAATTATTTAAAGTGATCATCTTGGCTTCTTCTTCAGAGACTAATGTGTGTAACCAAGCAACAAGAATAGGTGGGACTTGCCTGTTGATTTGTTTAATTGTTTTTCTGTTCATAACAGGATCTCGTCAACTCGTGGGGGTGCTACAACTTTAGTAAAGTATGTAGGACCGTTTGAATATGCGTAAGCCTTAAGGCCTTCACCGTCGTTAGCATCTGAGTAGCACTCAAACTTATAAGGGCAGTACGCACAACCAGAAGGCAGCTTCATGTTTCCTTTCTTGCCTTCAGGTATAGGAGAATAGCATTTTGAAGGGGGCGTGTCAACCGATAATGCTGATCTAATCTTCTTTATTCTCTGAGGTATGTTAGGCTTTTCAAGATCATCGGGCCTGTATAAACATAACTCACCACTCTCTTTGTTGATAACAAGAAAGCCTCCAGCCTTTGTTTCTTCAGCGGTCTCATAACCGGAAAGCTGCGCTAGGTATCCAAAGGGGTCGTTATCGGCCAGTGTACCATTCTTAAATTTATTGAATGCAAACTTAGAGGCTGTCTTAACATCTACTACCTCGCCGTTAATCTTACAGTCCATGTGGCCTTTGATGCCCGACACGTCTATTTCTTTCTGTTCTGATGTAACCTCGTGTCCTGTCATGCGGACTAGCATCAAAACAATCTCCTCTAGAAGATGCCCATAAAGAAACTTAATCTGTGTTGCACCGCTTACTGTTCTCGCTGAAGATGGTGTTCTGCTTTCATACCACAACTGTCGAAGGGGCTTACCAATGTTAGACATCCGTAAAGTGAACTCAGCTTGTGGATCTCGTGGTGTAGCCCAAGACAAGATGCTTTCTTTAATACGGACAAGAGTATCATCTAGCTCTGTCTCATCAATGTTAAGTGGCTCGCCAATCGACAAGTCTTCAAGCTTACCGTAAATGTCTTGTATAAGAGTATCTAAGTTTTTCATTTTAATTCCATTTTAACTTCATTAAGTATTTGACGAGCGTCTTTAAGTGAACAACGAAACCACTCGCCTTGTTGGTTGAACTTACTAGCCAGTATCTGATGTGCTTTTGCTTCTGCTGCTCGTCTGTCACTGACTTTGCAAAAGTATTGTAACTCAAAATCACGAAAGGGGCTAGAGGTTTGATAACCTTTTAGTCTGTCTATTGCGTCTACAGCCATTCCAACCTTTACCCATCCTTCAAACGCAGGGTTAGTGATGATATATACTTCTCCTTCTTTAGAGGATTTGTAGTTCTGTAAGGAACTAAATGCTGCCTCTTCAAATCCTTCGTAGCGTCCGGGCTTGTGGAGTGGATGAGATTTAGAAATATATTTGCCATCAACAAACATTCGGTTAGGGTTGTGTTTAGCGGTACGCTCTTTATTTTTTTTGGGATTATCCTTGTAATAATAAGGCTTACCAGTTCTAGGATTAATCTTAGTGTGTGTCTGCCCAGTTGTTTCCGACATTATACTCTCCTGTTAAACTACACTTTAAGTTAAAATCATTACCAGCTTTTTCAATTGCAGCAATACCTAACTCACCTACTTTATCTGCTACGTCTTTGTGTGCTTCGATCTGCCACTCATCGTGGACGTTAGCCACAAAGTGTGCATCAAGATCCTTTATAGATTCTTGAAGATTAACTACCGCTTGCTTCATAACAATAGCACCAGCACCTTGTAGCAAAGTATTTAGCGCTGCGTGTTCCGACCGAACAAATAACTTACGTTTGTCCAATCCCTTGAGGTATCCTCTTCGAGCCGCTCCCGCAACTCTGTCTTTAAGATGTTTAAATGCAGGGAGATTATCGAAGAAAGATTGTCTAAGTCGTCCACCATCTTTTGCGTCTCCTCCAACCACTGAACCAAGCTTTGCATCTCCTGCTCCGTACAAGAGTGCATAGATGAAAGTTTTTGCCTGAGGTCTTGATTCAAGTCCCGCAGCATTTTGGTTTGCTGTGTGTATGTCTCCGTTGAGAAGTTCATAAGTAAAGCCCTCGTCGTTCATGTAGTGTGCTAACATTCTTAGTTCAAGTCCACTAGCATCAATACCCACTAGTCGATACCCATCATCTACTGTCCAACACTGGCGACACTCTTTACCGTATGGGCTACTTATGCTGGGTACTTGTGCCATGTTGGGACTTCTGTGTGTCATTCGCCCTGTCACTGCGCCATTAGTATTTACAAAGCCGTGAATGCGTCCGTCGTCTCCAAGCTCTTTGAACCAAGAGTTTATCTGTGCAATACGCTTTTGAAGCATTAGATACTCAGCAATGATTGCAGCTTCAGGTATGTTTTTTACTTGCGATAAGACTTTCTCATCAACAATTGGCTGTCCCGTAGGCGTAAACTTTGTAGGCTTCCAGCCAAACTCCAAGAGATATTCTCCAATTTGTTTTCTAGAGCCAAGATTAAAAGGTTCAGAATCACGGCGAATAAGATGCTCATTCGGATTGATACTCGCCTTCTCATACTCTTCATCAGACAGCCTAACCTTCCTTGTTTCTTTGTGGACTTGCGCCATCTTAGACAGCTTACCTGCTTTAGTAAACATAGGAACAAGTTCCATAGATGTTTCACGAGGCTTGAATGTTTTGTGTACCTGTCGTTCTGCTTGAGATAACTTACCTGTTAGCTCTGCTAAAAGCTCCATTGCGTGTTGTTGGTTTAGCTTGAAGCCTTTTTCCCTCTGTGTATTTAAGATGCGATAAACTTCATGCTCTAACCTAACTGCTGCTGGACCAAAGCCCGGAAGCTCTGTTGTTGTTAGATGTCTAAATACTTTATAGTTAAGCGACACATCTTGCTTGCAATACTTCATCATTTCAGGTGTGTAGTATTCAAAGTTATCATACTCAATCTTACGGTGTCGTAGCCTATAACCCCAGCCCTCAAGAGCATGGCCGCCTTCACGAGAAGGATTAAACAATCTAGAAAGTACGAGGGTATCTACAATCTTTATGTTGCCATCATCAAGATCGACACCCGTTAATCTCTTAACAACTGGAATGTCGTAGCCAAGAATGTTATGACCAATAAGTTTACTGGCGTTTTTTAAAAGATTTATTCCTTTGTCAACACACTCAGGACCATACTCGTAAAACTTTCCGGTCTCTGTATCAAGTGCAACAACACAAAATATCTTTGTTGGTTGCAGCCCGTCTGCTTCTATATCGAAAACATAGGATGTCATATTTCATCTCCAAGCTCGTCAATCATTGTGTCAATGTCTACTTCGTTAAGGCGTCCAGTATCTTGGTCGTAGTGTAGATGTGTAGCTAAACCTACATCACCAGTGTACCTAGATTTTAAGACACGTACCTTTGTAGTTGAGGCAACCATAACATCGTCTGACTGTTGGTTACGCTCTAAGCTTATCACACAATCGCTCAACTGTGCAATAGATTGTGAGCCACGTAGATGATTTAATGCAGTCTCAATACCGTTCTCATGGCCTCGATCACCTTGAGTGCGTCGAAGGTGTGACACAAGAATCATACCACAGCCGGTCTCTTCTACGAGAGTTCTAAGCCTGTGCATAATCATATCAATAGCTTTACGTTCATCGGGGTCGTCGGATAAAAGAACAAGCATGTGAAGGTGGTCAAGAACAATCCACTTACAATCACAGCCGATGATCATGTAGCGCAGTTTGCTGAATACACTTTCTAGGTCGTTCATGCCGAGGTGTCCATAAACCCAAACACGATCTGTGTTTTCGCCGCCGAACATTTCTTGGTGCATTTCTCTAAGGTTGTCATCGTCAAAGAGATTACGAACACTGTCAAGGTGGAGACGTGCATCGGCCTCAATGGATAAAATACCATCAATAGTTCTTTGCCAGTTTTCTTCGAGGGCCATAACGCCCACGTTGTCCTTAGTTTTTTTGATAAGCCAATGCTCTAGCTCACGGGTAACGCTGGACTTACCAAGGCCTGTACCACCCGTCAAGGTTACTAGCTCACCAGCACGAAGACCTTCAAGCTTTTCATTTAGACCTTCCCAAGGAAAGGGTACAGAGTCTGTGCGTGTTCTGGTAAGATAGTTTTCTAGATTGTCGGAGACGTTAAGGACGCCTGAGGGTGTATACTTCTTAGCGTTCCACCAGCTGTGGACATAGGCCTTGTGTTGACCAGCACGTAACATATCGTTAGCGTCTTTATAATCAACAGGCATTTCCATAATCTTAGCTTTGCCCGGACGTAAAAGTCTAGCGACTTTCTTTGCTGCTTCACGGCCATGCTGATCATTGTCGAAATTAATAATAATATTATCAAAGGATTCTAAGAACTCTAGATTTTCTTTGACGTCTCGATCAGCAGACTGTGCGCCGTTGCGAATAGATACGACAGGCCATTGAGACCCCATAAGTTCATAGGCGGACATAGCATCTACCTCACCCTCAACAAGGGTAACGTATTTACCACCGCTCTGAAACAACTGTTGGCCGAAAAGACCACAGCTCTTGCTGTCTCCACGCCATATAAAGCTTTTATTTTCTTTACGAACTTTGGCGCTTACTGCTTCATTGCCAGAGTAATAAGGGTATATATGCTCGACGATCTGGCCCGTAGAGTTTTTAACAGAAAGCACCCTGTATTTTTTAGCTGTTGCTAGGCTGATACCTCTGTCTGTAAGGGGATAGAATTCCCCGTTGGATGTGGGTGTCTTCTGAAAGTTAGATATCGAAGTCACTTTATTTTCTTCCTTTGCTTTAGGAATAAAAACCCCACAGCTAAAACATTTGATAGATCCATCATCGTTCATAGCTGCAGGGTCGGAACCCCCGCACTCTGGGCAGGGGAGTCGAGTTTGAATAAAAGCCATTTTAATCCTCTACGATTTCAGCTTCCTCAATAAACACAGCATCTTCTGAGAGATACTCTTGGACTTTGGCGTGTAATGCAACCGATGCGGCTTGTGCAATAACCACTCGATCTTCAAGACCTCGAACGTCTTGCTCTGCTAACACTAAAAGCTGGAAGGCCTTTTGGCCCTCCGGTGATAGTAGATTTACATCATAGGTTGTGTCCTCGTGGACGTAAGTAATGTTACTCATTAAATCTCATCTCCTTCATCTTCTTCTTCAATGTCAAACTCAGCACCGTCTGGTGCATCGTACTGAATAAGGTCTAGTACTTGCATGGCTTGGAAATCTAAACCCTTAAAGTCTTGACCGTTCCACTGTGTCTCCCACTCTTTAAACTGCACCTTAACATGAGAGCCATTACCAACGGTAACATTTATTTCTTTCTTGCTTTTATCATAAAGCTTTGGCGCATCACGGATCATACCACGAGGTCCGTCAACCTTACGCTTGATAATAAGTGCTGGACCCTCGTCCATATCTTTTACTGTAAAGCCACGGGACTTGAATCTATCAGCCACCTCGTCATCGACTACAAGGTTAACTGAATAAGCGGGTGTAAATTTAGTGTTTGGTGTGGTAACAAACGACCAGTATGCTCGTCCTTCTAAAACTGCCATATACTTATCTCCTATTGTGTAAGTGTGTAATGTAGGCGGGTATTTGTTGTAAAACAAATTCTTCTGTAATTGGTTTATTCTGCTGCTTGGCCTGTAGTTTAACCCACGATTCCATATATGATCGAACATTTTCTGGTGGAATATTAACTCCAAGCATCATGATAAACGCTCTAATTAAAACGTCTTCAATAAATTCATCTTCAGATAAAGTTTCGTCGTGCATAATCCAGTGCCTTAAGTGGACAAAGATGAAAGAAGTGTACTCATCTTAACGCTATCTAAGATGAAGTTAAGTCCTTCAGGAGAAAGGTCGGAAGATATGTTTACTTCTCCGTCGCTTTCAATGATTAACAAAAACCCTGAGTCTTTGGTTGGGGACATTTGAGTTCTTAAAGTGTCTAATGAGTTTTGAACTCTATCAAATAAATCTACATCTGTAAAGGATTCTTTTTGTGAAAAATTACCTTCAATTACTTTCATCATTCCTCCATCTTTATCATCAACCATATGCCTGCTACCCCTATTGTTAAAATTATAAAATACATCTCCATGTTTATTGGTTTACCTCTTCAATTAATTTATCTAAATACCATTTACACTTTCGTAAATCTTCAATAGGCTTTCCTTTATAATCGTAACGCCATAGGTACTTGAGTGCGTTACCTTTAAGGTAGCCTCGAAACTCGTGGTCAGGCATGGAAGCTTTTATTGCTTCAATAGCTTCTACTGCTCCCATATTATAATGGTCTGGTCTGGTTACTGGATCAGGATCTTTTCTAATAGAAAGCCTCGCAAGTTCTCTTACCTTGTCCCACTCCATAGGTTTAGCATCGTCTATTGACATTAGTATCCTCCTTCACGAATGCGATTAAGTATATCATAGGTTTGTTCATAGCTCAAGTTTAAAGCTTGAAGGCCTTTGAGAACTGAATCGTAATCTGGATTTGAGTTACAGTAAATGTTTACAAACACAAGGTCTGAAACGATTGCTTCAATTTCTGTTGCTTCTAACATAGCATTTCCTTTATGTAATCTTGCCCGTTAAAAAAGAATCAATGATTTGAATGCAGGTGTATTGTACAAACAGCGCACCTAGAATCCCTCCGAAAGGATAAACTACATAGGCTTTCCACGGATTGTCTCGTAGCCACTGCTCTATTTCTTCATCCGTCATCATATTATGTTTACATATTCATCGTTGATAATTGTTTGAATATGTATATAACCTTCGGGCCAGTATGTGTAAGATTCTTTTAAAGCCTTTGCTGTCCTGTGAACTGATGCTTCAAAGTGTTCAAACATTCCTATCTCTTCTCTATAGTACCAGAACGGTATGCGTAACACTGGCTCTGCTGGTCCGTGTTCCTCATAATACACAACAATCTCTGCGTCGTTACCAACAGGCCCGTCGTTTCCAAAGTGTTTAGTGTGGTCGTTCTCCGGCTGTTTCATATACACTCCTAATTAACTATGTGTCCAACAAAGGCCGCAACAAACAGAGGCATTATAAATATTCCTAAGAATAAACATTCTTGTAACATGAAACTAATTTTACTTTTCATTTTAAATCTCCTTCAGTAGTGCTACAGTTAACATAAAAAATGATATAGTGTTTAACATTATCAGTGCACGATCTCTCCATATTACAGAGACCCACGTCCATAAAGCAATCCCAACACTTCCAAACATAAGATCATAGATACGATATTCTGGTCCGGCAGATCTCATGGCTAAACTACATAAAACTAAAATAGATGCTCCCCATTTTATATACCAATCAAAGTTATCGGGATACCAGTTCCGGTCAGGTTTGTTGCGACCCATAGCGCGAACTGCTGGGTCTCCTTTTTCTTTATTACTCATGATATATCGCTAGGGTATGCAAGAGTTAAATCAGACTTATAATAGCTGATGATACTATCTGTAATCAGTGATAAAAACTCCCGCTGTTCTGTTGGTTCCATTTTTTTAAAGATATGTAAAAGTCCTGCCCCTGTTGTAGTAAAAGGTATATACTCAATATCTAAATGTCGTGCGGCCTCTTGCAAATGAGGAAGCTCCCAATTAAGTTGTTTTAAAATATCTATAGCACTAAGACTGTTATTATCCATAATCTTTACTATATCAAAAGCATCATCTACTTCAATATCAGATGCTAAAACGTATACGTCATTTGAAATGTGTACATTAGCCATGTCACGCCGCCCTCAAATATTTACGAAGAGTTGAAATAGAATCCTGCTGTCGTTTGAACTGAACAGACGCAAGAGTATTTTTGTTACGAACATTATCAGCATGGGTAGTATAATCTGTTACTGCGTTATAGGCTGCCCATTCAGTATTACCAAGCCGAGGACAATATATATTCCTGTAACAATTGACAAGGTAATTAAAACCTGTGTTGTGTCTTTTGAGATGATTGCCGATATTGTACGGGTTATGCCCTTCTTGAATAAGCTCATTTAGTTGGTCTCCTATGCCTACAATATCTGCAAACATTCTAACTGCAGTTTCAGGCTCAATTGAATTACTATACATTTCTTTCCACACATCTCTTTCAGATTCGAAAAAGTCAAGAGATTTTACAATAGTTCGTGATGCTTTGTCAATATCTAAGTTTGTTGTGTGATTGCCTTTGAACACTGCAACCTCTCCAGAAATAAATACTTGAAGGTTTGTACAGGCCGCTTGGATTGCCGCCGCACTGATGACAAACGGAAAGCTACTATCAATAGATGTTGTAGCCAGTAACCCCAGCGAAGCATTATCACCGTCAGGTGTCTCATAAGTATGGGCCGGTAACTTATATTTTACAAAAGACCTTGCACCGTCATGACTTACTGCGATCTGTTCGCTGATGCCCTCAGTGTTCAGGCCGCTCCTTAAGATTATTTCTCGTGCTGTCTTAATAACATCCTTTGGTGCTACCGCTTTGTGTCGAGATGAATGAATGCCTAAAGACTTCTTAGTATCGGTGCGATAAGTCACCCATTTATCAGTTTCATGATAACTATAATCGGAACTAAACAACGCAGGGGTGGTAGCAATCTCAAAATCTGCGTCACCAAAGCCCCCGAAAACATCAGGGGCGCTAGAGTTAAACATACTAATTACATTATCCATGTGCTATCTCCTATTAAGCCGCACGTTCAACAATCAACTGGCGTGGAATATCTACTAGCTTTCGAAAGCCTATGGGTCGAGACTTAGAATGTTGTAGATAAAAACCATACTTACCAATTTGGATACTATAAAAACAATTACCCTTTGAGATACTGTAGCGGTTAAGGACTTTACGCTTACGAATCATATAGCTTTTGTTAAATAGTTTACCTGTGTTCATATGAAACTCCATAATAATAATGATAACAATAAAATAAACTGGCTCTAACCAGCGGCGACTACTATACTACAGGACTGCTCTCCGTGTCAAGGCTTCTTATCTTCGCACGGATATTTCTTATTATACAACATCTCAAAAGCATCTAAATAATCTAAATATTTATCTACTTCATCTTTAAAGTATCTATTATAATACATTTTCTCGACACCAATAGCTATCTGTTGGTCGTGGATAAAACTAAAATTCCATGCTTGTTTTAACAGGCCTAGTCTAAAATCTTTACTCATAATCATACTCCAAAAAATAAAGTAAATCTTATATATACCACCCTACCTACATTACCCGAACCTAATTCATTGTACTAAATAATTGTAATGGGCTTCGGAAACTTGATGCCCGTTCTGCCACGATTTGTCACGATCTCCCAAGAAATTACACCAATTGTTCCAAAGCTGTTCGGTCCCGATGCTGTGACATATGTTAATATATTGAGAGATTCTTGTTCGCCGGATGTCCTCAGACTTCAAAGTCTTGGGAAGTTTGAGGTGCTTTTCATCAATGCCGTACATTCTAATATTATGTGTATCAATACAACCAACTAAACCTTCGGTCATCTGGCACACAAAACCCGCTTTAACCAATCCCAAATTTGGAACGCGCAGAAATATTTTCATCAAACTCATTGCTTTGTGGGCATCGGTTCGGTTAGAATTACAGATTGCTAAGTATTGTGAGTGCATAAAATGTTTATTGCTTTGTAAATATTTGTAAGCATTTCGCTTGCTCCCCCATAAAAATTTAGAGTCTGCCCCGTTCTCTTTAACATCTAATATCTGGCGTCCAACTCCTGACCAGCTTTGTTGAATACTTAAGACTACCATGAGGATAATATCTGCAAGATTATCAGCTGATAACTTTGAGTAATCTTGAATAGCTTTTGCATGAATATTATACATTTTTTAACTCTCCTAAAAACTCATTAACATTAAGTTTAGATTCTGTTACTGCATCGTGAAACTCATATACATCGTCAAGCGTCCAAGTATTGTTAAGCTTTTTCCCCCAAGCCTCAATAAGTATGTCTATAAAATCTTCATCGTCTAAGCAATACTTTACTTTACGATTCCAATTAAGCTTTTTAACTTTCTTCACCATGATATTATTCCTCATCCCAAGGTATCATTTTATTCCAGCAGGGCGGACAGTGATAAACACCGCTGTCAGCACCAATAAGTATTTCGCGGTCATCCGCATTTAGATCGGGGAACACATGTTGAACCAGAGCATTCCGATCATCTTTATATTCTTTCCAAGAATCTTCGGGAACGTCCACGGCCTGTAAAGATTTACACATATTACACTCAGACATCACAGCTATCATTGTCATATTACACCTCGCATTAATTTATAATTAAACACTAACATTGCCCAATCAATGTGGTCATCCGACTGGCCTGCAACAAACCATAACACTTCTTTAACTACCATTAAGAGCACACGTCTGAACTCCAGTCACGGCTACAACTCGTATGCCGCCTTCTGCTTGAAAAAAA